GAGCCAGGAGACATGGCACCTCACGCCCACGGTGGAAATGACGTAGTTCCAAAGATGCTCACTACTGACCTAGCACTCCGTTTTGGAGACGAAGAGTATGACCGCATTTGCCAGAAGTTCCTAGCAGACTTCGACTACTTCACCGACGTCTTCGCTCGTGCGTGGTTCAAGCTGACCCACCGCGACATGGGGCCACGTGCTCGCTACCACGGTCCAGAAGTTCCGTCAGAGGTTCTACTGTGGCAGGACCCAGTTCCTTCAAACCCACACCCAACCATTCTTCAGAAGCACATGACTCGCATTGCTTTGGACAACTCTGGCCTAACAGCTACTGATTTGATCCGCACTGCATGGGCGTCTGCGTCAACCTACCGCAACACCGACAAGCGCGGTGGAGCGAATGGTGCACGCATCGCCCTAGAGCCACAGAAGAGCTGGCCAGTCAACTCTGATGTTGCTGCAACTATCGAGAAGCTAAAGGAAATCCAGCCACAGTCTGGAATGTCCCTAGCTGACCTAATTGTCTTCGCTGGTTCTTATGCTGTTGAAGAGGCTGCAAACGACGGCGGAGTTCCAGTTGTTGTTGGCTTCCTAGGTGGACGTGGCGACGCAACTCAGGAGCAGACAGACGTTGATTCATTCAACCACCTCTACCCAGTTGCAGATGCGTTTATCAACTGGAGCCACAAGAAGTACGCGGACTCACTTGACCGTCTACTAATTGACAAGGCAACTCTCTTAGGCCTAACTCCTCCAGAGATGGTTGCTCTGTACGGCGGTCTACGTGCTCTTGGAGTGCGTCACGCAAACTCCGCTGTATCCGACTTGGTAACTCAGCCAGGTGTTCTGAAGCCATGCTTCTTTAGGAACATCTTGGACATGGACACCGAGTGGAGTCCAGTTCTAGACAACCTGTATCAGGGACGTGACCGCAAGACTCAGGAAGTCAAGTGGATTGCATCTCGCGCAGACTTAGTATTTGCGTCTAACTCGATTCTCCGAGCCTACGCCGAGGTCTACGCTTCGGACGACGGCCAAGAGCAGTTTGTTATTGACTTTATTGCCGCATGGGAGAAGGTCATGAACAACGACAGGTTCGACGTATAATAAATCTGATAGGAGGACAGTAGTCCACACTGCAGTGAACGAGGGTCAACTTTAGACGACCTGAGACGTAGCTGTGAGCCCCCGTGGTGCTTCGGACGGAGCACGGCGGGGGTTCGTCTTTTCTGTAGTAGTATTTAGCTTATGAAAATTGGTTCCCTGTTCTCTGGCTATGGCGGGCTCGACATGGCAGTCGAAAAAGCTTTAAACGCCAAAGTTGCATGGCACTGCGAGTTTGCTAACGCGCCAAGTAAAATATTGGCGAAAAACTTTCCAGAGATTCCTAACTACGGAGACATAGAGAAACTTGATTTCTCTAAAGTTGAACCTGTTGACATCTTGACTGGTGGATTTCCTTGCCAGGACGTATCTGTCGCGGGAGAGCGTAAGGGTCTAGAAAAAGGAACTCGCTCTGGCCTCTGGGGAGAATTTGCTAGGGCAATAAGCGAGCTAAGACCTAAGATTGTTGTAATAGAAAATGTGAGAGGACTGCTAAATGCAAAAGCGAATAGCGGAGTGGAATACACAGAAGAAGATTTGGCAGACTTTAGGGGAAGACACCCTCTTACCGCAATCGGAGCTGTACTCGGGTCCTTGGCCGACCTCGGGTATGATGCAAGGTGGAAGCTTGTACGAGCTTCCGACGCAGGAGCCCCCCACAGGCGAGAAAGAGTTTTCATTGTTGCCTACCCCCGTGACTCGAGATCATAAAGACGGATCTAGGCCCTACTATAGGCACGGCGTTCTTCAAGTTGACACTGTAACTAGGGCAATCGTAACTGCTGACGAAGTCACTGAAACTGAATGGGGCAAGTACGAGACAGCAGTAAAAACTTGGGAAAAAGTAACTGGAAGACCTGCTCCCACTCCGATTAGGAAAGATGCTCGTAACGGAGACTTTAGGGTTACCAAAGAATTTTTTGAATGGATGATGGGCGTTCCAGAGGGGTGGATAGTTGATACAAAAATCTCTCGTAGCTCAGTCCTTAAGGCCTGCGGCAACGGAGTTGTCCCCCAGCAGGCTGAATTAGCTTTAAAACTTCTTCTCCCCGAAAAAATGCTTTAAACTAGTCTTTCCCACAAACAGTAAGGAGAACCTTGCTTTCACAACTAGTAAGAGAAGCTTCCCAAGAAGCCCACACTGCTGCCGAGGACAGCCCGTTTATGGCTGCACTCATGAAGGGAGAGCTAGATTCAGATGCCTACTTTGATTACATTGCTCAGTTGGCTCCAATCTATGAGGCACTAGAAACCTGGAACAGCGACTCGCCGTTCTTTGACAGGCGTCTAGACAGGTTTCAAAGAATTATTTCTGACCTAGGCTATTACGGTGAGTCTTATATTGTGTTGAAGCCAACAATTGATTATGTGAACTATCTAAATAATTTGATTGACGGCAAAAAAGAAACTGCTCTTATTGCTCATCACTATGTTAGATATTTGGGAGATTTGAGCGGCGGTCAAGCAATGGGAGCACTAGTTGCTCGCAATCTTTCCATTCCACCAAACTTTCTATCTTTCTATGATTTTGACGATATTGGAGACAAGGTCAGGTATAAAGAAACTTACAGAGAGAATCTAGACACCTTAATCCCTAAAGAAAATTACGACGAGTTTATTAGCGAAGCCGTGATTGCTTTTAATTTCCACCACAAAATCTTTTTCGCTCTGGGCGAACGCTGGTTGACAGCTGCCGAATAGGTGCTAATCTATTACCAACAGCGATTCGACGGAAAAGCTGGAGTATGGCTGAACAACCTCGAAGTTGCATGGGGTGGTAAGGCACTGCAGGGAGTAACGTCTGGGTGTAACCCAACTGTAGGTAGGCTTAGTAGCGGGCTTTAGAGACCGAAGCAACCAGGCCTTGGTGGTAAAACGCATTCCACCTACTCACTCTTAACACCCTCGTAGAGATACGGGGGTGTTATACTTTTTCTATGGCAAAAGGTAAAGGAAGTCGCGGAGGCGGCGAGCGTAATTCAGAGCGAAACAACGGGAAAGCTTTTAAGCAGAACCCGAAATCTTTTGACGCTAGCAAGCGTCGACAGGTGCGCGGCAACTCTCGAGGGAGATAGGTAGATGGAGTACATAATCACCTCGGGTGCGCGGTATCAAGTAACTGCAGACGACGCTGACACTGCTTTGGACTTAGCTACTAAAGTTATCAACGGAACTGCAACCGCAGAAGAAGCTGCTTTAGTAGTTGATCTAGAGCAAGTAGGAACTGTAGTCACAAACGACAACTAAATATGGGGCTGACTGGTTTCGACGGTATGTTTGAATCTGGTGAAGCGTGCAGAGAAGCCTGTACCTCTTGAATCGGGCAAAAACTATAAACGGCAATAAGAACGCCTTCGCACTAGCTGCTTAGCAGTGCCCCTCTGGTAGAAGCAGTTCTAGCTAATCGCCACAGGGTTTAAATAAATAGAACACCGCAGTACGGTGGCGACCGCAAACGCAAACCGTAGTACCGTGGCTGGTAGAGCCTACGCACGTAGAAGAACAGAAGATGGCTTATCGGACGGGGGTTCGAATCCCCCCAGCTCCACTACAAGGTAGAATAGAACCCTATGGGTAAAAGCATCATGGAGCAGCTCGCGTTACTGCCTGAAGAAGAACGCCTTGAAGCCCTAGCGGGTATGGACCCCGAGTCTCTAGTCTGGGACTGGTCCGTGTGGGCTCGTCCCGAACAGAAAGCTCCTGAAGGTGACTGGAACGTCTGGCTAGTTCTCGCTGGTCGTGGTTTTGGTAAAACTCGTCTTGCGTCCGAGTGGGTTCGCGAACAAGCCAAGTACACAAAAGATGGACAGCGTCGCTTTGCTCTCGCTGCCCGTACCGCTGCCGACGTTCGTGACGTTATCGTTGAAGGTGAATCTGGAATTATCTCGGTCTCGCCTCCGTCAGAAAAGCCGCACTACGAGCCATCCAAGCGACGTCTAACTTGGCCCAACGGAAATACCGCGACGCTTTTTACCGCCGACGAGCCTGACTCACTTCGTGGTCCGCAGTTTACACACGCATGGGGCGATGAGGTAGCTGCTTGGCGTCAAACTCCAGACGCTGCTGGTATGACTGCGTTTGACAACCTCCGCGTTGGTACTCGTCTTGGTAAGAACCCTCAAATTCTAGTTACTACCACCCCAAAGCGAGTTCCGCTGCTTTATAAACTTATTGAAGAGTCAAGAACTGATAAGCCCGGAATGTCTAAGGTCGTCGTGACAAAAGGTTCTACAATGGACAACGCGGGCAACCTATCGCAGGCCTATCTTGACACTATTATGGGAGTATACGAAGGCACTAATCTTGCCCGCCAAGAGCTTTATGGAGAGATGCTCGATGATGTTGAAGGTGCGCTCTGGACTGAAGAGATGGTCGAGTCTGCTAGAGAAGCGGTTTATCCGCTTTCTACTCCGCTACGTGTTATCGGCGTGGACCCTTCAGTTGCTGAGAATCCCCGTGATGAGTGTGGAATTGTGGTATGTGCGTCAAGCGCCGAACATGACCTCTATAAGAGAAACGCGTGGGTTCTTGAAGACGCTTCAATTCACGGATCCCCGGACACGTGGGCCCGTAAGGTTGTGGAGATGGCTCGTAAGTGGGGTTGTCCCGTTGTTGCCGAAGTTAATCAAGGAGGCGCACTTGTTAAAAACGCTATTCTCTCGATAGACCCGACAATTAAAGTTTTAGAGGTCCACTCCAAGTACGGAAAGCAGCTTCGAGCAGAGCCTACGGTTCTTGCATACGAACAGGGGCGCGTCCACCACGTTGGATATCACCAAGACCTCGAATCTCAGATGTATTCTTGGATTCCAGGCGAAGGAAAATCCCCAGACCGCGTCGATGCACTGGTTCATGCTCTCACTGCACTGCTAATTAAGCCCCCTCCAGGGTTTAGCGGAGGAAAAATTAGAGCAAAAAGCTACGCCGACAGAAAAATGGGCGTTACATCTCCTAACACTACCCGTCTGGGCAGAGTTTTTAGGGTAAGATAGTGTCAAAGATAATCATGGACAGGTTTCCATGCAATTTAGTGGCTGTACCTGCAGGCTTTACAGACGATGTAACCTCTTTAAGCAGTCAGCCACCAACCAAAGACACAAAATATTTAGACGTTACGAGGGTGATTGTTACAGATGAGACCATTATGGTGGCAAAAGACGGGCCGCAAGGGCCGCAAGTCGTATTTCAAGAGACATATACGACCTTTGAACCGTCGAAAGACGCTGGTGAAGACTCTTATGTTGTCACTTCGTCGGGAAAAATGCTAGCATTTAGGAAAGACCGAGGCTGCGGATGCGGTTCTCGACTACGAGGTTGGAATCCTTATAGGACTTTAGCCTCGATTAAGGATGAATAATGGAAATTACAGCTGTAAACTTCATAATTCTGGCTCTCGGAGCATACAGAATGACGCATTTGATCACTACAGACGCTATTGCGGATGGTTTTCGCAACTGGATCTGGTCAAAATACTCCCCGATGACTAAAATTGGGTACTTAATCACCTGTAATTGGTGCACTGGGTTCTGGGTTTCACTACTTTTCGTAATTGGAGCCTCGATTTTACCCCAATTCACCTTTGTGGTATCATTAGTATTGGCTATTTCTGCTGTAATCGGGCTACTTTCAGCTCTGATAGAGCGATAAGACAGGTAGGAGCCACTTTTGGCTATTTTCAAGAAAGAAAACGAGAAATCAAGCGAATCTCGTAGGGGTGTACGTGCTTCAGCACCTAGAACTGCCACTCGAGTAGCTCCTGGCGTCTCAATTGACTCTTTTGGAGTTGTTTATGCCGAACCAGCAGCTTTTAATCAGCCTAGAGGCCTAACTGCGGCTGCTGCTCAGGTAAAACTAGACGACAAGACTGAAGCAGAGCTCTTTAAGGCTCGTCGACAGTCAGCGTCTACTGCTTGGCAGACCGAAGCTTGGGAGTACTACGACTCAATTGGTGAAATCAAGTACGCTTTCAACCTAGTTGCGTCCGTTGTGTCTAGAATTCGTCTTTACGCAGCTGCAATCAACAACCCGAACGAAGCCCCAGCTCCGATTGAAGGAGTAGAGAAGGTAGACCAGCGGTTAGCTGACGCCGCGCAGCGTGCACTTGACCGCCTAAGCTCCGCTTATGGTGGACAGCCTGGACTTTTGAAGGATGCGGCCCTAAACCTACAGGTTACAGGTGAGTGTTATTTAGTGCAGCTCCCAGAGCGTATCGGTTCGCAACTTCCAGAGACTTGGGACGTTCGCTCAATTGACGAGCTACAGGTTGACTCTAAGGGAAACTACATTATTAACCCTCGTCGCGATGTTGGAGGCAACACATCTACAATGATGTCTCAAGGCAACAAGGAAGCAATCTTGCTGCCTAAGTCTTCATTCGTTGGACGCATCTGGCGTTCACACCCTCGCTACACCCAAGAGGCTGATTCAAGCTTGCGCGGTCTACTAGACCTCTGCGCCGAGCTTCTACTTTTGAATAGGACATTCCGTGCGACTGCTCGCTCTCGCCTCAATGCTGGCGCTCTATATCTTCCTGACGGTCTTTCTGTTGCCGCTGGTCCTGACCCTGATTATCCTTACGATGAAGATGGCAATTACAACGAAACTTACACAGCTGAGGAAGCAGCGGACGAGTTTGAAGACCAGCTAATTGATGCAATGACCACTCCGATTAAAGACGAGGACTCTGCATCTGCTGTTGTGCCTCTGATTATTCGTGGTCCCGCTGAGCTTGGTGACAAGATTAAGCAGTTCAAGTTCGAGCGTTCTTTCGACCCCGCCTTGGCACAGCGTGCAGACCGTGTGCTTGAGCGCATCATGCAGGGCCTAGACGTTCCCAAAGACGTTGTAACTGGACTTGCGAACGTTAAGTACTCCAATGCCCTACAGATTGATGAAGCCCTCTACAAGGCTCACATCGAGCCTCTGATGCTACTTATCGTCGATGCACTGACAGTAATGTATTTGCGCCCATACCTAGTTGCCAACGGCTACAGCGAATCAGAAGTTAAAAACGTTTGCATCTGGTATGACCCATCTCTAGTTGCTACTCGTAATGACCGAGCTGCAGATGCAGACATGGGCTTTGACAAGATGGCAGTTTCGTATGACTCGTGGCGTCGTGCTCACGGGTTCTCCGAGGCAGATGCTCCAGACCCCAAAGAGTTTGCACTAAGACTGATTATCAACAAGGGTATGGTAACCCCAGAGCTTACCGAAGCCCTTCTTAGATCTGTAGCACCAGATGTTATGGAACAAATTAGGGCCCAGTCGATGGAAGAGAGCGGAGCAGCTATTCCTCCAGAGGTAGATCAGCTACTGAATCAGGCTGCCGAGGGAGAGCCTCAGGCAGACGCAGAACAGGGAGAAGACTCGGCTCCAATTACACCTGCTGAAGCCACCCCACCACTAGCGGAACCAGAGGCATAGTATGCACCACCCAAACCCAGAACTAGGCGAAAAGTTAGCGCACCTATTAGCTGACACCATCACAACCAGATTTATCTTTCAGGGATACCACTGGAACGTACTTGGCCCAGACTTCGGCGAGTACCACGAGTTCTTCGGAATGCTGTACGAAGACGTTGAAGGCTCTGTTGATGCTCTAGCAGAGAATATTCTCAAGGTTGGCTATCCAGCTCCTTATCTACTGCAAGACTACCTAGAACTTTCTTGCATCAAAGAAGAGCGTCACGACGGTAGCTCCGTACAGTTCATGCTTCAGTCAGCACTTCGCGTCAACGACACGATGATTGCTTGCTTGCATGAAGCAGGAGAGATTGCAGAAAAGTGCCGCGAGTTTGGTCTTATGGACTTCCTCGCTCAGCGCGAAGATATGCATAAAAAGTGGAGATGGCAGATTAAGGCATTCCTAGGAGTTCGATAGTGTCTGAGTACCTAGACAAAGTAATTAATGCTTCTGGCGGTCACGCTGCTCCTGCAGAAAATCTAGAAGCTGGTAAAAAAGAAGCCCCTGAAGGCTACCACTACATGCCAGACGGAACTCTCATGAAGGACTCCGAGCACGAAGACGAGGCTGCTCTGGAGAAAAACCCTGGCGACCCTTGCTGGGAAGGGTATGTCCAAGTTGGCATGAAGAAGGGCAAAGGCGGAGACATGGTGCCCAACTGCGTTCCACTAAAAGCTGCCCAAGCTCTCGAAAAAATTCAATCAGTTTTGACTTCGGATGAGATAGAAGAAGTTCTTGCTCACTACAATTCTGAGGTTGGAGGTGCTCGTCAAGTTTCTATCTCTGCTGCCGCTGAAGTAGCAGCAAGATCTTACGATTCATATTCCGAAGCATCTTCTCAGGGTGAGCTATCTTCTGCAATTTTGTGGGAACTGCATTCTTTTCTTGAATATGCAACTAGAGGCCACACAGACGAGTTAGAAATTATGTCAGAACATGACGATTTGCTTAACTCGGGGCACCCCTCTCAAGCAATGGTTGCGTCTCTGGAAGATAGAGTTGATTGGATTTCTGCAGCGCCAGAATTTGATGAAACTTCTAGAGAAACTGTAAAGGCAGCCTTCTCTAAAGACTCTTCTGACTTAGAAGCCGTTCATGCATTCAGTAGATTGCGTGCTTTAACCTCTAGTGGAATGCTTCAACCCGACACTGTGGCGTACATAGACGCCCTCCCCGCTAACTAACAACAATACTAATAGGGTAAAATTTTAGTAGTTTTAAATTACTAAAGAGGAAATTAATGTCTGACCTCGAAGTCATAATCGCCGACGGCAATTCTTCTGCTGCCCGACGAGCTCGCGTCAAACTCCAGCCCCGTGACCGTAAGGGCCGTTGGATCCCCACTGGTGCATCGATTATTGCTGCAATTAGAGGTCTTGGTAAGAAGCCTGGTCGTGACAGCAAAGGTCGCTGGAATGACGATGCCCCTGGTTCAGTAAAAAAGTACAAGCTTAAGGCTATTGGTGGTACCGCCACTAAAAAGGGCGAAAAGAATAAAATTAGAGCTCTGCTCACAGAGGATGCTCCAGAGCTAGGGCTGAGAAAAAACACAGTCGTTGAGATTGACCCAGCTAACGGCGAGCTTGACACTCAAATTAAACTTGACCGCGACTTTCTAGAACGCAAGGGCATTGACCCCGACCTTCAGCACACTCTGCCTTCTACCCTTGGTGAAAAGTTTGACAAAGTAGAAGACATAAACCCAAAGCCAGCTGATGATTTAGACATCGAGCTTGCAACTAAAGGTCTTGATGATGATGAAGATAAAGATTTCCGCAAAGAACGTGAGCAGGAGCCTCTAGCAAAGCTACCTCCAGGAATGGAAGAGCTGAGCAAGGACGAACTTGACGCTCTAACCCGTGGCGGACCTAAGGCTCCTTCCGATGTAAAGAAGCCTGCCCGCGACCCTCGTAAGTCTGACGTCCCAGAGCCAACCGATGTTTCTGACAAACCAAAACCACCTACTCTTGTAGATCACCGCGACTCCATTATGCAAAAAGCCATGGCTGACGCTTTCTATGGAGACAAGCCAGACATAGACGACGTGCTCAATTCTGCTAATGAAGCCGAGCCAGAAGAAGTAGGCATATCAGACCTAAAGCCAGGAGATGTCGTTGCTCTTGGCGGCGGGCCAAGAGTAGTTACTAGAGTTGAAAAGAAAACTAGGCTAGATGGTAGCGAAGGCTACAACCTATATGTAGATGACAATGGTAGAGAGGCAAAGGTTAACCCTGGCGGTCAGCTTCTCCCCGGTTCCGCTGGAGTTGTTCGTATTCGCAAGGCAGAAGATGCTCCTAAAAAGCCAGTCACCCAAAAGCCAGAAAAACCAGAAGCAGCTAGAAAGCCCGCTCCTAAAAAGCCTGCTCCAGAAAAACCTAAGCCAGAAAAGCCTAAGCCTCTACCTAAGAAGGCACCTAAGGCAGAGAACGTTGCAAAGAAGAACCGCAAAGACGATGGCAAGCCAATTAAGCCATCCTCCAAGTCTAGGGAAGAGCTTTACGAAAAGAAAATTAATAACCTCGTAGACGAGAATGGAAAGCTTCTAAAGGTAACTAAAGACAACGGTAAAGAAGCTGTAATAGAAGACCCTAACGCAATTGTCAACGCACTTCTTGAAGAAAACCCTAACGCTAAAATTAAAGAAAACGGCGCGATTGTTCTAGAACGTGGCTCGTTTACTGACACTGACGGTAAAAAGTACAACTACGAAGTTTCCGTTGAGCGTACTGTTGGAAATCAGTTTATGGAGCGTTACACGATTAGTGATCCCAAAACTGGCGAGGCCCTTTATG